AGCCGGTTGCACGGCGTGCGAACCTCTGGCGGTGCTTTGATCTCGCAAAACAACAGAAATATGAGTGCGGGTGTCATACCTCGAAGATAAGAAACCCGACGAACTCAGCAGGGTTTGGCCTGCCAGTCTGGACAGGTGGAGCAAACCTTTTCCCCGGCTTTTGACTGCCCAATCCTTCGGCACTGGCCATGCAAGGCGCACGCACGCAAGACCGCCACACCGCACCCGCAGGTGGCCGGATCCTCGATGGTTTCGCCCAGGTGAACGCATGGCGTGGTTGTTCTGGTGATCCATTGCTTGCGGAATGCCGGATTGATGCCTGTGCCGCCCCAGAGGCGGTTATAGTCCGGGTTGGTCAGGTAGAGGAAACACACCCGGCATTCGCAGGTGGTTGGGTCATGCGGACAAGGTTTGGTGGTGTAACTCACAATGTGAAAGTGACTGAGAAGGTGCCGACCTGAGTGTATCCGTCGTACATTGTTCCGGTGAATGTGATGGAAAAAGGGCTGCAAGAATAGGTAGGGAATGTGGTCTCGGAAATGTAGAGAGAGATGTACCCAAAAGAATAGCAGTTGCAAATCCTTGGGTATATAGAACGGATGTTTCCGCTTGGGAGAATTTCGTAGGGAATGAAACCGCTTTTACCCAGAATTCTCGTTGTTGGCGGGGATATAGTCGTGCATGTTCCCGGACTCGACCAGTAAAGGTTTTGCTGTGCGGATGTGTTGTAATTGTCGGCAACCATGGAAACCGTGGCGGACGATGGCAGGCACAATCCGCCAAGAGTATATGGCGAATTAGCCGTGAATGAGAATGACGCGTCAAGCGGGATTGGAACCGTGTTGTCTGTCGCGCTTGGGCAAAGACCGGAAGAGCCAAACCACCCGGCCAGAAAGTTGGTTGGAGGAGCGCAGCACGGCGTGCAAGTGAGCGTTGTGGTGCTGGTTCCTCCTGTTGTCCCAGTTGCCCCGCCTGAAGGTGGCAGGGAAATTGCGGATGGCCCCTTGTAGTCCTCGGATCCTGTTACCGATGTTGCCATCAGGTGGACCTGCCGCCTGGGATGTGAAGCGTCTTTTTGGTCACGGTTAACACGCCGCTAACACAGGTGATGTCTGTCACCACCTGAATGGACAGGATTGGACCAGAACTGGTCACATACACATCCTTGGTAGTCGATCCGCTGATCAGCCTGGTGAACATGTATTTGGCGATGTACTTGCCGTTTGGCAGCGTTTTGCCGTCCGGTTCACGAACTATGATTTCGGTATCGTCTGAACGCCATTCGTCGTTGGTGTTGTCCCACCAGACTATCTTCGCCAGATGATCGCCAGCCGGCGTTGTCGTGCCGGTGACCTGGACAAACTCGACACCATCGCCAGGCTGGCTGACATAATCGTCCTCATCGCTGCCAAACTTTTTGGACAGCCTGCCGCCTTCAAAGGCGCGCAGCATCGTTGCCAGCCGTTCGGCTGACTCGCTGGAAATGGTGTATCCGATTTCCTGCGGCATTAGAGCGGACTCGGAAAGGTTGTGGACTCAATCACATCAAAAGACAACTGCGCCGCGTTGTCGGTCCAGACTCCGCCGGCCTTGGTGTTTTCCGCCACAAAACCGTTGGTGTCCAATCCAACTGGCTGGGTGATGTACTTACCATTCTTTTTGATTGGGCCTTTCACCACAATTTGATTCCCAGCCCCGTCCTTGGCGTACTGCTTCGCCTCAAGGCCAACCGACCTGAGATCCCATTTCCAGCTATAACGCACCTCAAAGTTGATCTGCCAGCGCCAATAGGAAAGTCCTTCCTCATAGACAAGGTTGGCCGAAATGCCACGCAATCTTGCGCGCTTGGCGGCAATGATCCAAGAACCGATTGTCAGCGTGTTGGTGTTGATTTTTCCCAGCGCGGAAACCCAACCATCCCCAGGTGCTGTCGTGCTGTTCAGGCCGATGGTGATTGCGATCGCCGGAATGTCTATCAGGTAGGGTGGCGCTATTGGATCGCCTGCCGTGTTCACGATCGGTTCATTGGTCACAACATCCTTTTCAACAACCCGTTGGCCGACATTGATGGTTTGGAAGCTGTAATCGCGAGGCCTCGAAAGTGGAGCGGATGCCCTGCTGGCCGGCGGCTGGCCTTTCTGCTGGCTATCTATCTGCGGGTTGCCTGTTGCCACAGGCCCAACCCCGCCACCACCGCCGGCCCATGAGTCCATGGCGTAGGCGTATTGCGCCGTGACCGTCCATGCCAATGGGTTGTCTGAATCCTGCTGGGGATTTAGTGACACGCAGAAAGCGTTTGCGTCTTCCGGATATGCGGAAAAAATCAGCGGTAGGCTGGGATGGCTTCCGACATAGTAGGGACCGTGAGTCGCGTCGTCGGTGATGATTCGGAACTGCCGGGTGTATTGGCGCTGGTAGCTCGAATTGACGGAGCCGGATTTGCCAGCCAGTTCCTTGAAGCTGGTGTATCCCATTTAGAATCCCTTTCCAAATTCAAGCAGGCCAGGCATGACAACTTGGCCGGCTGCAAGCACGCCTTGCGCCATCTGTTCCAGGATAAACACAGTCCTGTTGGTATTGTCTGCAATCTGCTCTTGGATGTTCACCGTCTCGGCGCTGAATTGATCACGCATCCTGCTTTCCCATTCGGCAACCGATCCGCGTTCCAAAGCTGCCGCAAATATGTTTTCCGGAGCCTGTTCCATGGCTGGAACCTTCAGGCGTGGTTGGCGCTCCCGACCCTTGGCCTCCTCAAGATTGTTCTGAAGATTTCCAAGCATTGCGCTAAAGTTTTCGAGGCCAGCTTGGAACCCTGCAAGCGCGCCGTTGTTTTGATTGTTGGCAAATTCCTGGGCATTGGCGCGCATCGCCTGGTTGTATTGCCGGCGATTCCGCAAACCCAAATCCAAAAGAACATCGTTCCAGGCTTGTTTGAAAGCGCCGGGATTGGTGATCTTGCGAAGTTCTGCCAGACCGGTTGTGATCCCATCGACAAAATATTTGATCGAGCCGGTGAGCGCCTTGGCGATGTCGATGGTGTAGTCCCGGACAACCTTGAATATGTTTTGAAGGTTTTCAAAGTTGCCGTCATCATCCTTTACCCAACCAAATGCTCTGGCGATTTCCTCGGCAAAAACCGCGACACCCTCAAACACGCCGCGCATAAATGCGAGGCCTTCCTTGATGACTCCTTCAAACGGTTCCGCCAAACGCAGTATCAGGTTGTCCCATGACTCGGACAGAAGCGCCATCTGGCCGGTCATCGATCCAAGCCATTGCGGCTGTTGCATCAGAGCGCCTTGGTCTGCCACCTGGCTGAACTGTAGCGCTTCCTCGGCAAGCAGCGCGTCCTTTGCGCTGGCTGCCAGATTTTTAAGCATCCCGACAGCGCCAGCGCCGGCGGCAGCAAACACGCCAAATTTGAAAGCGCCAAGGATGGAGCCTAGGCCGGCACCAATTTGGCTGACAGCCGACATCCGCTTGCCAAAATCCTCGACCTTGTCGGCAACTCGGTTCAGGCCTGACTCGGCCTTGGTGCCGTCGAGCGCCACGGTGATGGCTAGGTTGGAAATGGATTCAGCCATCGGACTCCACCGGTTTGGCACCCAGCGACAACAGCGCCAAGCGCATTTCCTCGGGTGTCACCTGCCGGACATTCTCAGCCGGCCTGTCTTTCCACCACGGCAAGGTAATCTTCTTCGCCGTGTCAGCCGGATCTTTCAGGTGCGGTGCCATCACCGCATAAGACCAACCGAGCGTTGCCAAGACATCCTGCCGGAATGGTCCCCACGGTTCCTCTTGCGCCAAGGCGATCCATTCTTCCAGTTCACCAGCACCCAGCGTCGCTTCCAGTTCGGCCACCGTTCTTCCCAGGTGGCCGGCCAGCGCCATCATGAAGCGCCGCTGGTGTGTCAGTTTTTTTCCGATTTCCCCAGAAGTCCTGACAATTCCTGAGCCTTGTTTGCTATTCGCTCCATCACTTCGATTGGAAACGCCTTGCCGATCAGATCCGTGTCGGACGGATCAAAAACCTGAATGCCCTTATCATCAACGATAACCTTGGCCAGCATTGGCAAAACCAAGGACTCGAACGGTTCGCCGGCGCTCATGCGTCTGCGGAATTCCAGCGCCTCGCCTGCGGACAATTCCCGCACATAGACAAAGTCGCTCATTTCCGGAATGTCCAGCCGTTCGCGCTTGAGCAGCGCATAGGGTTTGAAACTGTCGCGGGTCAGCACAAACGCCTCCTTATAGTTGAAAGGTGATGGTATATGTCACAAGGCCGGAACTGCTTGACATGTCCAAAGCTGAAACGCTGGTGAGTTTCACGCCGGTGAAGACCAGCAGGTTCGATCCATCGTCCGCCGAGTACGGCATGTCAAACTTGATGTCGTAGCTGCTGGCCCCTGTCAACCCGGCGCGCCAGCCTGAGTAGGTGTTGGATGCGGTCGCCACATCCTCCAGGTGCTGGGTGATGCTGATGGTTCCCGGATCCACCCTGCCGATGGTCCGGGAAACCGTCATCTCGCTTGCCGCTGTGTTGTCGCTGAATGCCCTGGTCAATCCGCTGCCGGAAATTCCCAGCACATAAGGCAACTCGACATACGATCCAACCCCGCTGGCGCGCGTCCAGACCTTCGTTCCGGCGGCCATCACGGGGTTTGGCATATGTCAGGCGGTCACCGTCAGGGTTGCCGTGTAGGTCAGCATCGTGTCGTTGGCTGCCAATTCCGGCGTGGTCAGGTCCGACAGGAACCCGGACCACGAGTAGAGCGCCGTCGAGTCGAAAGCGCCAGGCATGTTCACCGTCACGGTGATGAGTGTGCCGGCTCCGAGCAGGGTATTAAGCGCCGACCATTCGTTGGTGGCGGTTGCGGTGTCGTTCAACTGGAAGGTGAACTGCACAGTCCCGGGATCGGTCCGCACTGGCCGGCGCTTCAGGGTCGTGTCGCTAAGCAGGGTTGTTTCGGCGGTTGTGCGCGTCTTGGTGTTGCCACCAATTGCGGTGAGGCCGGTCATGGTCACGGAAGCACCGCCGGAAACCGGCGCGTAGCTGGCCGTCGTGCCGGCGGCAAATACCGGATCAGGCATTGGAAATCCTCCTAAATGTAAGCCCCATCAACCTGTAAATTAACCAACCGGACAGACTCATCCGATCCGTCCAGAATGACTTCGCTAACATCCGACTGGCTGGTGATACGCCAGAAAAAAACCTTTGGATTGGCCGTGCCTACCCAAGTTCCCTGCTCAAGCTTGGTCCTGAGCCATGCGACCACGGACTCGCAGTCGCTTCGCGTCATCGCAGTCACGACAAAATTGACGCTGGCTTGCCGGCAAATGGTCGTCCCGTCCAGCTTGAGGACCGGTGCGTCCTCGCTGCCGGTGTACACCACGAACGGCATGGTCACGCCAGCCGGCGCAATCTCGGGAGAAATCCCGCCGGGAATTGTGGCCGAGTATCCGGTCTGCGCCACCAGATGCGTGCGGATCGCCTTTCCCAGCGCCGACATGGGAACCTCCTAACGGCTCAGTAGCTTGGCCACTTCCACACGCAGTTTTTCGCGAACCAGCGTGCGAACCTGGCCCTGTGTTGCCGCAAATGCCGGACGAATGAACGGATAAGGTTTCACGCGCTTGCCGGTTGATTGGCCTCGCACTTTCAGCAGGTGACCTTTTTCAACCCACCATGCGTACTTGTACGGGTCGTGCGTTACTAATTTGTTGACAAAAGGATTCCATGCTGTGACCTGAAATCCTTTGCGCGGCCCAACAACGCAGACAACACGGCCAGAGCTAATTGATTTCCATTTGACATTCTTCCAATCGTCACTTGTTCCGCTACTGCGAATTCCGCTGCCGCCAATAAGTTTTCCGCTGGGTGAATAGGCAAAGGATTTTTTCTTTACCATGTGGATCTTGACACCGATTGACTTGGCCAGAGCGCCGGTCGATCCGATTTCCTGCACGGTGTTGTTCTTGGTTCCAAATGCGCCCTTGGTCGTGATGGCAAACCGGAGCAGTTCGCGCTCTTCTGGCGTTGTGATCATTCCACGGATCTGGTCCACGCTATAGGTTCGCTTCTTGATTCTGCCCGGTTTCGGTGGCCTGCCGCGCTTGGGCTTCTCAGGTTTTGCCTGCTCGATGCGCTGCGGCTTTTCAGCCTTGGCCACTGCCGGCTTTTTTTTGCGTTTCAGCCGAATGCCAAACTCGCTGAACACCTCGCGCATCAGGTTGTCGGCATCCTTGCGCGCAGCCTTGGAAATCTTGCTTCCAAACTTGCTGGCCACTTTCATGGCGCGCTTGCTGGATTTGCGAGCCGCCGACAGATGCGGCTTGAGCAGCTTCTTGAGTTTCTTCTGGTAGTCGGCGGACTGCTTGCCGGCGGCTGACAGGAATTTGGACAACCGGCTTGGCTTTGCGGCCTCCCGCAGGCGGTTGATTCCCAGCCTGGCGCGGATGCTGGATCGGATGGCAGGTATCAGGACACGACCGACAGCGCGCGCAACCGACCGGAATACCTGCTGTTTTTTCCTGGGGAATTGCAGCACGGTCCGGATCAGCCTGTCCGCCCCATTGAATTCCAGCTTGTAGCCAAGGTCTGCCACCTAGACCACTTCCTCGGAGCAGGTTAATTCAAGGATTTCATTCAGGTAGTCCACATTGGCCACGCTGGAGATTTCCAGCACACGGAAACCCAGCAGCAAGCGCCAAGTTTCATCCATCGTTGAAAATGCGGCACAGTATCGAATCCGCACGGTGTGGCCGAGCGTAACCTGTCCTTTGTTCACGATGGCCTGCGTGCCGCCACCGCGTCCGACGAGTTCGGCCCACACTGTTGAAACGGTGGACCATGTCAGGCTTGGCTGGCCGTAACTGTCCACGGTCGTTGCTGGCGACTGGACAGCCACACGGTGCCGCATCCTGCCGGCTGGGATCACTGGTATTCCCCGGAATCGTACAGCGAGAGCAAACTTTCCACCGCATACGGCACCGGCAAACCGGCCTCTTGGCTAGCCGCCTCGCGCCGGATGTACCAATTGCCGATCAGCAGGAGCATCGCCTGCTTGATCGGTCCCGGCACATCAGCGCCGCTGGTGCCAAATCCTGCGTAAAAAGTCACCTCGACCGGGTATTTGCGCTCTGAGTCAAGCGTCGGCCAGCCTGCTGTTCCCCAGATGGCCAAGGTCGGCGGGTTGCCGTTGTAGGCCAGAAACTCCTCATCATCAAGATCCCACGATGTGGTGGTGACATCGTCCGGGTTGTAGTAGGTGACAACAGGCGAATAGGTACCGGATGTCGTGATGAGCGGACGGCGCAGGATTTCTATGTCGGCTCCATCAGCCGGGAAGTCCTCCAGCCTCATGCGCCATTGCTGCCGTATCAGCGCCAGCCTGGTGGTGCGCTCGACATGATCTCGCGCCGTGGATATCAACGCCGATATCAGCGTGTCATCGTCGCTGTGATCCACCCGGAGGTGCGCCTTGGCCTCGGCCAGTGTCACCGGCTCGCTGGCCGGCGCGGTGATCCGTTCCAGGAACATCGTCACCTCACTTGCGTTTCTTGGCCTTCGGCGCTTCCTCGGTGCTGGTTGTCTCGGTTTCCGGAGCCGGATTGACTCCGGTGCTGGTGACCGGGATCGCCAGACCACGCTCAACCAACCGATCAGCCTCGGCCTGATCGGCGCACTGGAAAAGCTGACCAGGCATCCAAGCGGTGACGGTATTGGCGAATGATTCCAGCAGCACAACTTCCACGGACATGGTTCACTCTCCCCAAGAACAAACCGGTCCGGCGAGCATCCCGCCGGACCGGTCGATACAGGCCGGTCCCCGCGCTGGGATTAGGCCTGGGTGAGCCGCTTCAAGGCGCCGGAAATGGTCACCTTGGAGTCGGTGCGAGCCAGCGCCACGAATGCGGACTGGCCGTATTCCATGTAACGCTCGTCCGACCGGACAAGCTGGATGTCCAGCGCGTCGCGGATGATGAACTTGGACCAGTCGCCAAACAGCACCGTCTTGTTGGTGGTTGCCACGGTGCTGGCCATCGAGTTGTTGATGACAACGGGATAACCGAACAGTCGATCCGGCTCACCCACAATGTAGCTTTGGGTAAAGATCGGCTGGTTGGTTGAGTCTTTCAACTTGCGGACGGCAAGCAGAACGCTGTCGTGCATCATAAATGCGCCAGCATCGCGGTAGGCGCGATCCACGCTGTGAACCAATCCGAGCAGGTCATCCACGGCAATGGCAGTCGCGCTGGCGGCGGTCACGCCGGCGCTGGATCCGGTCACCGCACCCTGCGGCTGGCTGGAACCGGTGCCCGTGGTGAAGTAGCCAAGCTGGCTGCGACCGATGCGCTCGCCCAGCAGGTTGCCCAGGATGGTGGCCACATCGATGGCCGAATCCTGAAGCAGTTCCAGCGAGGCCAAAACCAGCTTGCTGGTGAACTTGTAAGCGTTCAGGGTCACCTTGGAAAATGTCACATCCTGCGTCGCGTAGGAAGCGTTTTCCGCCACCAGTTCGCCGTTGTTGCTGGTGTCATCGACAGTGGGAATGTCGATCGGGTTGCCGCTGGCGGTGCGAATCACCTGGGCAAAGTTCCGGATCGGGCAGGTGTAGGCCAGCGCCGTTTCGAGGCTGCGGATCAGGTCGGTCGGCACCAAGTAGCCGCCGGCGCTGCCGGTCCCGGCGGACTGGGCGCGGGTTTCCTTCTTGGGATTGTCCAGCAGGCGCAGGTTCAGAACCTTGTTGTTCAGGTTGAAACCGATCTCGCTGGCGGCCCGGACATGCTCGGCGGAGCAGAGACCGGTCGGCTGGAGCGCCCAGCCACGAAGCGCCAAGTCCTTGTTGCGGATGGCGCGCCGGTCGTTCCAGTCGCGCACGACATTCGGAACGGGAACGGCAACCCGCACCGGCTCGCTGGCGGCAGGCACAGGCGGCAGTTCGGCCACGGCGGGAAGGGAACGCGCTGCGGTCTGATCGACCGGAGCGTCACCAGAATCAACAGCAGGATCAGCCATAACTTCAGCCTCCACGGTTTGCAGTCGTGCATCGATCTCGTTTACTTGCTG